CGCCGCGGCCGAGATATTAAGGAGAGAGAGATGCCCGGACTTCGAACCCTGATTTTTGTCTCGGCCGCAGTATCGCTGCTCATCGCAGCGGCACCCGCCTCCGCCCAGGATGTGGCGTTCCCGATGCGCGATGGTGCGCGGCCGGAGACGACGAGCGGCGTGCCACATGTCCAGATTGGCATTCAGCCGGTCCCGGCACTGTCGGAGGAAATGCTGCGTCAGGTAGCCGACTTTCCCGGAGTCGTTCTTGGGGCGACCCGCGTATCGCTCCCCGGCGCCGTCGGGTTCCAACTGACGGGCGACGTCACGATCGCACAACCGCAGGCCATCGTGGGTGGCCGGGAGTTTGCGCATCTTCACCCCGACGGCAGCCTACATGCCTCATTGCATCCGGACACGGCCCGTGCCGCGGTGGAGGCCGGTTGGGCCGTCGCTCATCCTTGGGCCAATCAGCGCGCGGGTTGGGAGGGTTTCGTGATGATCTATACCCCACTCACCGAAGCCGAATTGGATGTGGTGCTGCAACTGGTGCGAGGGTCGTACACCTACATCACTGGCGAGGCGTTGCCTGAAACGTAGCGATAGCAGCCATTTGTGCAAAGTGGAGCTCAGGTCCAATTGGGCTCCAAACCGCCTTGCTGTGGTGCAGAACAAGACCCAGTTTCACATGATCTGAATGTCAGCTTCCGCTGGAACTGCCCGGACGCATCGCGGTCGTAGAAAAGTGCGGTTCCCGCCCTTCACGTCTGTCGCACCGTCGTTCAGACCTGTCGGACCGCAAACGTTTTGTGGACGGCACATTGCCTCACCGACACGCCCTCACCTGATCGCGCAACACGGCATAATCGCTGAGCATCCGGACGATCATTGCGTCTTCCGGCAAAGCCCTGACTTCCTCGACGGCGCGCGCCTGATCGTCTGCGCTGTATTCCACTACCTGGGGACAGACATGCCCCAGGCCATCAGAACCTCCCATCGCGCAGCCGCTCAACCAGAGCATCGCGATTAGCGGGGCGGCGGCTGGCGGCGTCCAGCATCTGCCGTTGGATTTCATGGGTCTTCTCCGATGTTGAAAGGCGTTCGGCCATCCGTCCCGTGCGTTCTCCGGCGCGGCGCAGGTTGAGTAAAAACAGCGCGAGGGTTGCGGTGGCCAAGATCAAGCCCAGCGCTTTGCGCGCCGGGCCGCTAGCGATGATAGCCATGATCCAGCCGATCATCGCTGGCCCCGCTTCCAGTCATCAATCCGGGCGTGGATGGCGACGGCGATCCCAATCAGCGCCACGGCGATGAACACCCAGCGCAGGGTGTCAAGGTAGGGCACCAAGGGCAGGATCGCGGATTGCGTTTCCGCCAGGACGTCTTGAGCGACTTCGACACCGGCAGCACCGACGGTCGCGATGCCAGCTGCCCCGCCGCCTTTCAGGGTACGGCTGTCGGCCAAGACTTCGCGGGCAGGGGCCACCTCTGGCACGAAGGGCGTCGCGCGGGCTGGGAACGGTTCGCCCCAGCTGCGCGCAGGGCCAAGGTCGATGTGCATGAAACCCGAGCGGGGATAGGTGCCGAAACCAAGGAAACCGACCGCGCGGGCGGCCTCGGCGAACTTGACCGGGTCGTGGTTCGACATGGCAATGTCGAACGCCGTGCCCAACATGTGTTTGGAGGCTGGGGCCCCGCCGACGGCGCGGTTGTGGCTGGGGCTGCGATAGCCGGAACGGACGATCAGCGGCTTGCCGAGCCGGTTGCGCAGGGACTGCAGCTTGTCCATCGCCTCGGTGTTGATCTTGATCGCGCCGGTACCGCGGCAGGCGATTTCGGCCGGGGAAAAGCTGGGCCAGCGCCAGGTGCTCTCGGGCACGTCGCGGAAATGTGCATAGGTCGTGGTTGGCATGATGGGTCTCCAGAAATGCAAAACCCGCCTCGAGGGCGGGTGGGGTGGCAGATTCAGTGTGGTTTTGGTCTCGGTCAGTCGGTGCGGCCGCGCTGGAACGCCTCAAACATCAGATCCCGCATGGCGCGGATGTCGGTCTCGATGCGTTCCAGCCGGTCGGCATCGCCCTTGCGGTCCTCGGCGCGCTGGCGGTCGACGCGGTCGCGCTCGGCCAGAAGTTCGCGGTCGAGACGTGCCAGCATTGCGTCATTGGTGAAGGCGCGGCGCGTGACGGCGGCCAGGAGCGTGATGAAGCCGCCGATCAACGCGGTGATGGCGGCGGTCAATCCGTTGTCGCGGAAGGCCGCGCCGACCTCCTGCAACAGGGTGGTTCGTTCTGTCATGATGATATCCCTCAATAATCCGTCTCGACGTAGACACCCGAGCAGTCGTAGGCGACGGCGGCCGCCGTCGCGCCGTTGTTCATGTAATTGCGCGGGCTGAGCAGCTGGATGGCAGCGGGCATGTCGGTGGTGATGGTGAATTCAACCGCCGCACCACTGACCTCCTCGACCACCCGCACGCCGATGTCCGACCCGTTTGGCGCGGCGGCAATGTAGAGAGTCAGCACGTTGGTCATGCTGGCCACCGGGAAATCGACGTCAAGGTCGATCAGCGTCGGCGCGCCCGTGCCATCGTTGTGCACCAGTTGCCAGTTGGTGTGGGTGCCACGCTGGAAACCGATGCCGATGCAGTTGACCGCCGCCGCCAAGGTCAGCGTGGTCGCGAGGGCCGCAGTTGACCCATAAAGCCCGAAGAACCCCATGCCGGTCACCTGCAGCGTCGTCAGCGACAGCCGGTTGACGTAGTTCCACCCGCCCAAGCCATCGGCATTGCCACGCCAGCAGACCCAGCCTGCAGATCGTTCCTCGGCGGCAGCATTGGCTGTGGTGGCACTGGTGACGCGCCAGCGCCGCATGCTGGTGGAGAGGTTGGTGGTAGCCAGCGTCGGCGTTGCCACAGTGCCAACGGCGGTGCGCGGCATGCCATTGGTGTTCGCTGTGGTGCTGACAGATGGGGCCCAAGTGGCGACCCGGTTGACCCCGAAATGCGGCTGCAGGGGAAAGAACCGGCCCGAGGGGCGCTGCACATCCAGCCACCCGGCCCCGGCACGGTCGCGCGCATAGACCGCGAGCTTGCCTGCAGGCGGCGGATCGGGCGCGGCGGATAGGGCAGGCATCACCATTGGTTCAGGCAGTTCGACCCGGCCGGAGGTGCGGTCGATCCGGATCGCATCGAAGAAGGTCGAGCCATTCGGGCTGACCTTGAAGCTGAAATCGTCGTTGCCGAGAAGGCCGATCAGGGCGCGCGCCGAAAACCCGGTCTTGAAGGCGAAGGCCGCGTCATTCCCAGCGGCGGCCTTGTTGACGGTGGCCTCGATCCCGGCGCCCGCGTTGTTGATCAGCACCGCCAGGGTGTTCATCGAAAGACGGTTGTAGCTGTCGGCCATGGCCCCGCCGAGGCCGAGCAGTTGTGCCGTCAGGTTCGCCTGCGGCATGCCAACCTGCGTGACCGCGTTGGCGAAAGTGACGTTTGGCGTATTCACCACGGTCGTGCCGCCCGCGCCTGCCGTGGCGGACCCAATGTTGATGACAGTCGTGGATCCATTCGCCCCGTCAGTGCCGAGGTTCAAGGTCTTGGTGACGCCGGTGGTCGTGGCTCCGGTACCCATGCCGTAGGTGGCGGTCGTTGTTGCCGTGCCGATGGTGGCCGCCGCCGCCAAAACTGTGACAATGCCTGAGGCCGTCAGCGTGCCCGAAAAGGTCTTGTTGCCGCTGAACGTTTGGGTGCCCCCAAGGATCGCCAGTTCTGACGAGGTGTTCGGTAGCGTGAAGGTCCGGGTCGTGCCCGTCGTAATCCCAGACAGCGAGAACGCCGCCTTCTTGGTCGGATCGGCGTCATTCACCAGGCTGAAAACAGCATCTGACACATCCACCGGTTCGCCAACCGGCTCCCAGGCGCTGCCATTCCAGACCAGAAACATCTGTTCGGCCGCGATCCAGGCCAGCCAGCCGGGGCGCAGCACCAGCCGCATCCAGACGCCATCGACCCAGAAAGCGACATTCAAGTCCCACGCTGCCCATAGACCGGTCGCGCCTGACGCCACGATATGCCGGTCGCCATCGGTCGGGCTGACGGGTGGGGCGGTGCGGGTTCGGTCGAGCACTGATAGCTGCACCATGGCATCGAGCAGCCGCAGCGCCTCGTTGTGGGTGACATGCTTTTGGGCCTGCGAGGCCAGGATGTAAGGCAGCAGGAGATGGGTGGTAATGTCGGACATGATGGCCTTCAGAATGTAAGGGTGACGGATCGCCCAGCGCCTCGGCCGATCAGGGCGGAGAGCTGATAGATGCGGATGGCGAGGAATTGGCTTGGCCCGAGGGGCGCGCCCCAATCGGTGGTCTGCTGTGCGGCGGTGTAGAGCGCGGTGCCGGTGGCAACTTGTAAGGTTCTCTTGACTGTTGCCCCGTCGAGGATTTCCACCTCGTAGGCTTCAACATCCTCAGCCAGCGGCACATCGCCCATCCCCCAGGTGTCGGCGGCCAGCGATCGAGACCGGCGTGTCCAGCGGATCGTCAGATCGCCGGGGCCGCGGGCAGTACGCCACCCTAACTGAAGACCCGTCGCAGTCGCGATGGTAGATCATGATGGTCATCAGCGCCGCCAACATGGTCATGTGGGCGTCATCCATCTCGTCGAAGTGAGTCTGGCCATAGTCCAGAGCCGTGTGAACCCTGCCAGCCGCTGCGATCGCCAGCTCCCTCTGCCCAACGTCTCGGAAAGCACCCTGCTCCAGTATCGACTGATAGTCCGCCCCAACCCAACGACCGCCTTTCTTCTGGATGGGCCATTTGAGGTCGGTGACCACCCGTTCAGCCAAGCTATCCTCATTGTCGTGATAGCGGTCAGGCCGCGGCGATATGGCGATCTGGTCGATGATTTCGTTCAGGTCGCCCGCAAAGCTATCCGTTTCAAGTTCATATCGATCAGCAATCCATACTGTCTCCCAGCTTAGGGTAATGTGACTCAAGGGACGCAGAACCATGTAGTCGAGATAATCGCTCCGTGCGAAGAAAGCCCACACATGATCCGTGGCTATGCTGATCGGCTTGTCATGATCGCAAACGACGAAATCATTGCTGAACATAAGCAGCGTTTCAAACGCAATATCAGTTACTTCGAACCCTGGCACTCTGTGCCTCTGCTTGAGCGCAAGCCCGGGGCTCTGCGTGATGGCGCATCTTTTGTTGGTTGAGAATTGCCCAAATCGATGGCGCAGATCAAGGATCCCTACATGCGCGAGAAAGGTGGCGACTGCGCGTTTGTCGACCTGCTGCTGTTGGCACTTGAGAATGGCATAGACGTGGTCGAAATGGCGTGCGATCTGGCCGTCGAACAGCGCACCCTGCGCTTGCCGGCGATTATCAATCTGGTCAATCAACTGTTGGAGCCGACAATCGCGCCGCTGGCGGAGACACATGCCTATCCGCAACTGACTTTGCGCCCAGAGGCCTATTGCAAGCGATATGAGGCGCTGTGTGCTGCGGGGAGGGTCGCGGCATGAACGCCCTCATTGACCAATTCGCGGCCCTCAGGCTTCATGGAATGGCAGCTTGCGCTCAGGATTTGCTTGCCGCGCGCACGCCACCCAGCCTGACGACAGCGCTGAAGACCTTGATCGAAGCCGAGACTGAAGAGCGGCGGGTGCGGTCCATTCAGTATCAGATGCGCATCGCCAAATT